ATAGTTGTATCTGTAATTAATACTGATTGAGTTACTCCATTAGCATAAACTCCTGTTCCATACCCACCACCTTGAGCATCTGTAGTAGCCATATCACTCATGATTGGCCAATATGCAGACGATGCAGATAAACTTGAATTAATTTGTTCTGGAAATAAACCATAACCATCATATGCTTTAAACATTGTACCACCAGTAGAACAACTAACAGGTGTTAATCCACCTGATTGTGTAACATAACTACTACCTGATGCATACTGAAAGCCAAAATCAACTTTATAATATTTTATATTTGATGGATTAGTAGCAGCTAAATCAGTTAAAGTTGAATTAATAAACTTACTAAAATCAAATATGCCACTACCTGATGGGTTTGGATATTTGCGTGATTGATAAATGTATGAACCTGATTGACTCATATTTCCATTCCAAACATATAAATTAGCTGTATATTGAAATTCACTAGATGTATATGCTTGACTGCCACTGGTGATAACAGAGAACACAACTGGTGATTGCGCTGATTGTATATCGGATGGTTTTTGTAATACTGTTATTGACATATTATTATAACATTAAAATGTAATTTTATGGTTCGCTAAGCTTTAGCTATTTCTCTATCGTAATAAGCCGCTATTGATTGTTCTAATTCAACTAATAATTGTTGTGTTGCTTGATCAATTGCCAGTTGCATAAATGGGACTGCTTTAATTCCGTCTCTTGATATAGCACGTTGAAATAAAAATACAAGTGCTGTATCTTTAATAAATTTACCTGTTTTAGCATCTCTACCTTTAATACCTTTTATCTTAATCCATTTCAAGATAGGTGCTGGTGGTGGAAATCTAGCTCCTTTACGTCTACCACTTTCAACATATTTACCTTCTTCAGCATATAAAAAAGAAATGTCCCCATCACTGGAAACATTGTATCTTATAGAATTATATAATCTGCCTGTTGCTATTTTTTTATTACGTAGTAATATAGATTTAGCATTAGTGACTACTGATTGAGCCCATTTTTTCTCTACTTCTATAATTGCTTGATCTAACATACATTGTCACCTCCGTTTGCTAAAGAATCACTAATAACAATTGCACACATATCCTGAGGATTACCTACAGCTATATTCATATCAACTGCCCATCCAGCAAGTAAATCATCAAAACGCTCTTCAAATGGTGTTGCTAATGAACTACCATTTACAATTAATTCACCTGCTTGAGGATCTCTATAAATGTAAGATACAATATCGTTTAACGTCATTAAAGATGTGTTGTGTACATCAATTATATTAGTAACGTCTTTATAATTTTTAACTAAACTATTATAATGTCCCTCTGATAAATCAACTATATCAGCTACTCTATCCATTACCATTAATGTAACATTATATGTCATTAATCCTGAATCAATATTGACGTTGTTAACTATTAAATGCGCTAATGGGAATAACTGTGATTTTTTCATATCAACAGTATACAAATCACCTAAAGTAAATGATTTAATGTTAGGATGCGCTGTGCAAACGCTATTGAAAAAATTGGTGACTGAATAATATGTTTGCATGTTTAAAAGCGTTTATTGCGTAATATTTTATTTGACGCTAAATTAGTAAACTTATTGTTTTGGGCGTTTTTAGCGTCCTTAAAACCGTTTTTAGCGCGCAGATACTGCGCTAGTTTAATAATATTATCATCTTTAGCTTTGTAGCCAAGATATGTTTTGTTTAGATTACCCATCCGTTACGATATTGTTGACCTTTATCTGGATACACATTATCACTAAATCCAGTTGTTTGTAAGTATTGTGGATATAAAGTATTTTGTGCAATCAAATATGTCACTAAACGTTCAGCATAAAATTGAGCAGTTGCTAATTCTTTTTGTAGTAAGTAATCTACTTCTGATTTGCTTGGAGATGCACCTTGTTCTGAATTTAGGTTTTTAGTAATACCAGTATTGCCTATTTGATAAGCTAAAAATGGTAATGCTTCAACCATTGCATAGTGTACTAAAGTATCTATAATATATTCATCTACTAATGTTCTATATTGACCCGTTAGTGTACCTGCTGCAATTTGTGCTTTTAAATAATCATATAGTACAGTGCCTAAAGCAATTAACAAGTATTTGTCTTGTGCTGTTTTAATAAAAGGTACTATTTTGTCAGGATCAATATTCCCACCTAGTGGTGTTCTTTTAATTATATCATTTCTAGAACAAAATAAAATGTTAGTGCTCATTATCTATTAATTTCAATTTTTATTATTTTAGGTTCCTTGTTCACCTGTATTTTCTGGTCCTACAACGTCACCTATTGTTTCATTTGGGTTTGGAGCCATTGAACCATCACCTTGTGCTGGCTCAGCAACTGCATCAGGTACATCGTTTGGATTTTCAATCATTTCTTTTGCATTAGCAGCTCCAGCATCATCCATTAATTCAGCTAAGAAGCCGAATGGAATCAATGGAGCAAAGTATAATGATTCACCATCAACTTCATTAAATTCAACTATACCTTGAATTGCTTTAACAATTTCTTGTTGAAAAGGCTGAATAACTAATGCCAACATAATTTCATATGCTGTTTTTAATTCATCAGCGTTTGAACTAAATCCAGATGCTGTTTTAATACCGAATAACATTTGTGAAGTAATTCTATGTGCTAACATTATTTTGCGAGATGATTCTTCAGCTATAAAATCATATTGTTGATGTAAGTTTTCTGGACGTAACATCTCAACAGTTGTTTTATATTCTGGATTATCGTTAAATGATAAAATGAATCTACCTGCGTTTGTAGTACCTGTAAATTTATTTGCAATGCTATTTTCTACTAATGCTTGTTCTTCAACACCAGGAACACCACCATTAAAGTTAATAATTGTGCTAGGCATGAAGTTATTTAATATATTGTTCAAATGTAAATTTGATACTTCTTCTTCTACAGCGCAATATTGTAATGATGAATACCAATCAGGAATACCATAATAGAATTTACCTGGAGCGTAACGCTTCATATAAATTACCTGTACATCTTCTTCCCATTGGTTTTGACCAAATGCTGGAATGTATTTTGGTTTAATGTTTCTATTTGTCCAATCAGCTGAATAATAAAATCCAGGTATAACACCTTGATCATTTACTCTTTCAGCACGGATTGTATCTGCTGGTAAGTGGTAGAAATTAATTATTTTAGTTCTGTCTGTATTGAATACACATTGTATTGCTGCGTTACCAAATAATTTATAATCAAAACAAATTTTACGAATTTCATCTTCAGTAGTTAAATTGTATAAATACTCTTCTAAATCTAATCTATCTTTTGCTTTAATACCTTTACCATAAATTAAATCCGTTGTTCCATCAATACATGCTTGATTGGTTGGAGATGTTTCGTAACGTTTAATTAGTGTGTTAAAGAAATCATCCATACCATCAATACCAAATTCAACATATGCTTTACGCTTATTAGTTGATTCAGATATTCTAGGTAAAATGTATCCACCTGATAAATTGAGTACTTTAACTACACCTTTACCAGTACCGTTTGGTACTATATTTTTGTTTTCCATATTAATATATTATAAATGTGTCATTACTTCCTGTATATGAGAATAAAGGTTGACTATTTACTATTGTTGCTGATTCTGTTGTAGGTAATAATTCACCTCTATATAATTCATTACATTCTACACTACCACTCATTTGTATGAGCTGAAAGCTATAAAAATTACTAGCTGAGGCATACATTGATGCTGTTACATTCAAAAAATCATTTGAATTATAAGATGCAGTTACTAATATACTACCTGTTTTATTTGTTTCTTCATTGGTAAAATTCATTCTAACAACAAATGAAGCATATGAAGAGGTAGGACGAGTACGTACAGCAAATCTAATTGAACCGGTTGCGTTGGTATTAGGAGAAACTACTATCATAATATTATAACCACCAATTGTGGTCTTATTTGATGAACAAAGTGATAGCCCCCTAGAACAGGGAGCTATCTATGTGGAGCTATAGTGGACAGAGTATTGTGAAACCCTGTATTAGCTATTTGTACCGTACACTACTGTAGGAGCATTAGAAACACCAGCGAATGGGTTTGCTAAAGTTGATCCTGTCAAGAAGTTAGCTGGTAACGGTTCGTTACCTGTAAATTCTAATGTGTATCCTGATAAATCTCCGTATGCTGTACCAGTGGTAATTGTACCAGCTGTCATATCAGCACCTTCGTTTTTACCAACTAAGAAACAGTTACCGTTTCTATCTGCTACAAAAATCTTCGGACGAGAATAAGCTAACAATTTAAATTCTTTAGTAGCTGTTGCTTCTAATTTCTTTAATTGTAAACTTAACACTTGAGAGAAGAAAGTAGTACCGTTATCACGTGACGTGTTAACAGTTTCTGTGTATCCATTAGTTCCTTTCAATTCATACTTGTAAACAGTATTAGAACCTGTAGGGAACGCAGTTACAACATCAGTAGCGTTTAATGTAAAGCTACCAGTTGTAAAATTCATGAAATACACGGCGGTAAGACCAGCTATACTGTCTTTACAAGGTTCATTATATCCTAATGAAATATTACATGCCATGTTATTAAATTTTTATTTTGAGTCAATTTTGTTAAATGGGGGCTTTTACACCCCCATTATATATTGTTCAGTTATTATACTGTTGGAATTAATCCTGCTGGACCTGCTACAACGATATCACCTATGATACCGAATTGTAC